ATATGATTGGTACTTTCTTTGTCTGTTAGTTACTTGTTGTGTCATTAGTACATTCATTTAAAGTGTAAACTATCTCATGCTACAGGCGGTACATTTATAGTAATAGCAGTACCAACTCTAGTATAATCAACTCATGGTATTTGAAATAATCAATTTATGTACAAAAACTCACTATCAGCTATGACATCTTGCGTTATAGTAAATGAAGTGTTAGAGCCATCTATAGCTCCAGCTGGGGTTTCATCTATCCACTGAATAATTGTTCACGGGTTTGTTACTGTAAGATTTGTTATGTTTGCATTAGAAATGTTAGTAGTACCATTAAAGTTGGTAGTTCCATTGTTTGTAATAGTAGAACTGTTGTCGTATGTCTCAGTAACATTCGTATTCGTGACCGTATTGTTTGTGTTGTTTATTGCGTTACCATTATTGTTTACTGTTGTAGTGTTGTCATAATTTGTGACACTGTTATTAGTATAATTACTTGTTACATTATCATACGTAATTGTATTGTTCGTAAAGTTAACAGCAGACTCTATATCTACAGTCAACGATGACGGGAACGTCAATGTAGGTCAAGCTGGGTCATACTCTATAACACTTTCCTCTATTTTATCTGCACCAACTCCAAATGAGAATACAAGTTTGTCTCCTGTTGTTGGAGAAGTTTCGTATGATACTCCTCAACCTCCTCAAGAGATAAGATTCCAAGACGAGCCATCTCGGTAGTATAAGTCACCTGATGTTAAGTCCACATACATATCTCAAGGATTTACTCCACTTCCTACAGGAGCTCATGCTCATGCAGTTACTTGGTTACCCCCAGAACCACTACCTCCTCCTATAAGAGTCCAATAACCTAATGCCAAATCTGCAGCAAAAGAACCACTAGATTGGTGTGTTACAATACATTTATATATGTTTGCTCATACGGTAACTATACTGTTTATTTGATAGTTAGTAGAACCTGTGAAGTTATAGTTTCTATAGTTAATAGATGGTTGCCAAGTTTGGATATATCCAGCATACCAAATAAGGTTAGTCTGATTACTTACTCTTTTAATTTTATCTCCATCAGAACTATCTTGGATAACTGTTTGGTCTGCTAGATGAAATTGTATATCAGATTTTTCAGTCAATGCACTAAAGTTACCAGCTTCTCTTGATAGCTGTCTTTCATCTGCAACATTACCTAATCATACATCTGTGTTAGTGACTTGATGTGGATTACCAGACGTTTGCAATGCGTGTGAATATGCTGTTGCTAAGTTAGCATCCTTTGCGTCACTAAAGTTATTCTCAGTTTGTTCGTATGTAGTACCGCTTGGTATGTCGTCTTGTGTTAGTGTGACGTTTCCTGCAACTCCGTTAACGGTAGTAACTGGGCTTACGTCTGCTCATGGAGCTATACCAGTCAACTTCGCCTTCTCTGCTGGAGTCATATACAAATTTGTTGCTCATTCAGGCAAGTCATCAGTATCTCATTCATTCAATAGTGGTCAAGCCAAATTCTGTAACTCTACGTCTTTCAGGTTATCAGAATCATTAGCATCACCAAAAATGAATCTATCGTTAGCAGCAGGAGTTGCACTTATTCAAGTAGGTATAGTTTTTGCCATGATTATATGTTATGTAAATGTAGATTGTTTCTCCCATACTGTATCTATTGTTTCTGGCTCAGAAATCAACATCACCTGTTCTCCGTTAACATCTACTATCAATTCTCAGTCAACGTCTTGAGCTCTGAATACAGTATACTGTGGTCAACTTTGTTTGTTTCGGTTATTTGTCATTTCCTAATCCTATAAAATTACTAAATTTCTGTATTGCTTGTTGTAATCAACCCATAACGTTAATAGGCAGCTCTGCTCCACCCACTTTAGCTCATTGATATAGCTTTGGATTCATAGGAACAAATTCATCAGAGTAGTATTTAAGAGTGTTAGGACTTTGTAGTGCCTGTATTCAAATTCCTCATGCAGCTTTTAATGCTCCAGCAAGAGATGGTCGGAGTTCTACTCATTCTGAAATCTTCATTATTTTTGATATGTATGTAGCTATAGCTATATCTGCTGTATAATCGTTTCAAACAAATTGTTGGAATTGGTCAAATATAGCCCTATTTGAATCCGCTCAAGATGTTTTTTCATTGAACAGGAAGTTAAACATATTTCACTTTATATCCACATTATCTCAATCTATGTTCGCCACAAACGCTTTTTGGAATTTGTCAGAAATTTGTTTCATATTGCTATATTCGTCTAATAAATTTACTAAATCACTAGGCATTTTGTTCCTAATCTGTTTCTTTAATGTGTCAATTATATATCTACTGTTGGCGGGAACATTGGTGTAAATTTCATTTATTTGTTCATATAAGTTTACTAATGATTCTGGGTTTGGATTATCGGTGTAAGTTTTAACTGACTGTATAAAAGACTCTCCAGACTCTTTTGCGTTATTCAAAAAAGATACAAATCACGGTTTAGCTCAAACAACTCATGGCTTAGATACTATATCTCATTTATCATTTACCAAGTATCACATTTCGTCTATAGCTCACACAACATAATCGTACATAGTCGCCAATCATCATTGTGGTGTTTCAATCACTGGGCTTGTATCTACAGAAACAACTCATTTTTTGATTGCATCTTTCAAGTTTGTGACTCTTTGTCACACATCTGATACCTCTCTTCTTAATTTATTGTAAGCCATTCAGATAGAATTTCTCACAATTCACATTGGTCAAACACCTACGAGGTCATCAGAATATTGTTTTGCACTCTCTAGAAATCATTCTAGTTTTTTCAAAGGCATTCTTTGGACAAACTTTTTCATTTGATCCCCTCATTGCAGTAGAAATTTTTGCAATGCTGGAGGAATATCTTTTATGGCAAATCATCATGCCATTGCCATAATATTTTCTGCCATAGATGCAGAATCACCTCATTCAATATAGGAAGCTATATTTTGCTCTACAATATCTTCAACTCTATTCATTGAAAATCACAATAATTTATTAACAAACTTGGAACGATTTATAAATTGTCATATTTGTGGATATTTTTGAACTAGTCTTACGAGTCAAGCTGTACCAGTTAAGTTACTTAAATTTAATTTCTTAAAAAGAGTTGATGTCATACCTATTTCTGTCAGGAACTCTGCGGCATTAAATCGGTCTTGGTCTAATAATCAATTTTCTATAAGGTCATTATTTAAGTTTTCATAAGCATTATATATAGATGGTTCTACCTCTGGTTCTCATTCTATATTAAACTCTTTTTCAGCTTCTTCCAATATACCCAACAATGGATTTACATCTCTTAATGGTTCTGTACCTCCAAGGACAACACTAGTAAGTGCATTCATATCTTCTAACACTTGCATAGCTTCTCATTTTACTCACTCAGGACTATTTGCTCTTCATTCAATATATTGTTGTAATGTTGGAGCAGAAGTTTTTCCAAAAAGTGCGTTTACAGCTTGTCCGAAAACAGTATCTCACTTAACTTGACTAAATGCTCTTTTTCTTACCCTATTGATAATTGAGTTACTATTATATTCTTCTAGGTATTTATCATAATCGGTTTTAGAAACTCACATTTTATCCCAAGGATATATTTGGTAACTAAACATTTCAGACACAGAGTTTCATCTATCGTCTTTTAGGTCGTTATATAATGACGCAAGTTCTGGCATTTTTTCAATCATTTTAGAAGCTGTGATACCAGTGAACTGAGGGTTCTTAAATGAGTTTTGCAATCCACTAATTAATTTTTCATAAGAAGCATCTCCCAACTGTTCTCTAAGCGGGCTATTTTCTAATAATGATTGGTCTTGTCTATATACAGCAGAAAAGAGTTCTTGCATACTATTATGGTTTTGGTTAACTCACGTTAACTCTTGTGAAGCAGCGTCCATAGTTGGTATGTTTTTATTGGCGGATTCTATATTTATATTAGGAGAATCTATTCACATGTTAGATTTAATGGCATTGTAACTGACTATCGGATTTACAGCACTTTCTGTTTGTTGTGACTGTTGAGTCTTTTGTCATCAACGAGAAACATATCACGCCTGAGCTCATTGAGCTGTAGACATCATAGGTGTCATTTTTGATTGCATTTGTGTCATGTTTTGTGCCATTTTATTAATCATCAAAACTAAAGTCGGCTTCTTCTGCTATAAATTCATCACTGAAGAGTGTTCCGCCGTATAATCTATCCCATGCTTTATCATTATTTAGATTGTTTTTATATGTATCGTTAGTTTGGTTGACCATTCTATTTATTAGGTCTTCCATAAGTATTCTGTCTCTCTTAACTTCGTTCCTTGTTCTTCATAAACCACTTTTTGGGAAAAGGTCTTCGTAGAACTCTTGTTCATCTTTTGTTAAAGCAGCACCAGTCTGTCTTCTTACTTCATCATCCAATAGATACTTAAATGCAGACCTTAGTTGTAATGCGTGCTGATATTGTTCATCACTCATGTAGTCTGGTTTTTTTCATACGGTTTTGTCTACATTCTCTAATATAGTATTAAGAAAAGCATTATCAGTTTCTCATGCAGTATATTCTCAAGAATTTATTTTTGCTTCATAGTCAGCCCAAAGCTGATTTGTTCTTATCATTTCTGGTATAATATTTCTCCTAGAGACAAATTTTTTAGCTTCTTCGGTCTGCATTTTTGCAACAACTTCATCATATATCTCTGTCATAACCGATGATACATCTCATTGTTGTATCATCTCTTCAATCATAGCTATAGAATCATCTTTTTGTGACGTAGGTCACGAATATGCACTACTAAATGCGTTTCTTAATAATGATAAATTATCTTCAGCAATAAGACTTCATTTAAGTATTTTATGTGCTTGGGAACCTAGTACGGGATTTCATAGAGAATCCCTTATCATAACATCTAAGTGACTACCATATCATTGAGATAACGCCTCTTCTTGTCATGGCATTACTTGACCATCTTTTCTAAGTCGTTTTCCTAACACACTAGAATATACATTTCATGTATTACCAACATATCAAATAACATCTCATACATATATGTTTCATCATTTTTGTATTTTTCAGCTATCTATTAGTTGTTTTAGTTTGTCATAATCCAAGTGGTTGTATTGAAGTGTATGGTCTCATACAGCTGTTCTTATTCTAACATAATTATTTCTACCATAAGCATCTAGTCTATAATCTTCTATTACTCATTCATAAGAAGACTGTATTTCAGTTCATCTATCGAGAGTAAAGTCAACTCCAAAGTTGCTACCGTCTCTTCATTCCAATAAATTACCATTTGCATCATAATCTCCATACGAAACTGGCATATTATTATATATATCTACAACTGAATTTAATCATACTTCAGAATTATCTCAATCGTGATAGTTTTGTACTCTTATCTCTCATGTGTCTTCATTGAATGCAATATGCAACCCATTTTTTGTATCTAGTGATTGTTTTCGTCCAGATGATTTAGACATATCCAAATTCTTTATCGCAGCTAATTGATATTCCACGTATTCTGGAGACATGCCAAACAGAGATGCTTGTGTTAATACACTTTGCTGTAGAAAATGTTGTTTAGCTTCTCAAGATATAGCAGCATTCATAATTTGTATTTGTTGATTGTAGAAATCTTTTTGCAATCCAAGCATTTCCATTTGTCTATCTTGCTCCATTTCATATTCTTTCATTGCTATATCAAACCTATCTTTAGCAGATTGTATTTGACTATCTACTGATGCTTGTAGCGTAGATTGTTCTGCAAGTAGCGTAGACAATTCAAGATTCAAGTCTTCTACTTGGTCTCTATATACTGCATCTAATATAGCTTTATCTGTTATTTTATTCTCTAGCTTTTTATATAGTTTGCTCTTTTCATTTTGAAGTTTAGCAATTTGACCATTTACTTCTGTAAGTCTATCTTTTTCTCCTTGTAGAGTAGCAGAACCCATCATTTGGTCATACACTCATAATAATCATTTTGCTTCAATTTGTTCTAATGGAGTGTCATATTCTTCTGATACTTGTTCCCCATATTCTTGAGCAGTAGGAACCATTGTTTCTGTATCATAGTCTTTTGCTTCTTTGTCTCACGCAACTACATTAGATGTGTTACTTCTTTTTAATTCTGAATATTGTCTTATAACGTCTTGATATTTTTGAGGATTGAAAACCTGCAGACCTCTTATGTCTCTATATTTAATTGTACCAGATTGTAATGCTGAAGCTATATCAAAATTGTCCATCTGATTTAGTAGCTGTGTTCTTTGGAAAGTATTTTGCATACCAGAATATACATCTTCCCATCTATCTTTTTGAAATCATAGAAGAGCATTTTGATATACCCTATCTCTTAATCTAACAACATCAGGATTGTTTATATCTAGTCTACCTCACATACCAGATACGATGTCTGAGAATATTTGGTCTCTTAACTGTCAATCAACCTCTTGTCAATCTTTTTGTGCTTTTGTAAGTCTATCTCTAAGGGTTTGTCACAAATCTTGTATAAAATTTTGTTGTTCTTCTTCATTTAATGGAAGTACTTGCTGTACGTCTTGGTCCATTCATTGTGACGATTCTTTTTGAGAATCCATATTTATAATGTCCTGATTGGCGTTTTGTGAAAAAAATCACTGTCATTGTGGAGTAACAGTATCTGTAACTTGTTGTCAATCAGCACCCTGGGGAGGTGTTTGTCATTGTCAAGATTGCTGAGAATCCATATTTATAATATCTTGATTAGCATTTTCTTGGAAAATACCTTGTCCTTGTGGATTTGGCTGATTTGTGTTAGTTTCTGCCATTATATCTTAAACAGAAGTAAATATGCGGCACAGTTCAGCGGTCATCAACTATCTTGTTCTGCCCTAATTGATAATATATCTCATTCGTTCAAATATGCAAGTCGGTCTACAGATGCAGGGTTTTGCATACTTGCTGCTGGTATATTAACAGTACCACCTCATCAACCAGTAACAGGAACGCTTTGTGCTGGCACTCAAGGTATCCTATTAAAGGCAAGCTGTGTAACTCCGTTATATATACTTACTTCTCTATATCAAGTTCAGGTGTCGCACAGAACGTATCAATGGAGGTAGTAATAAGCAGATTCAGTTATTGTAATAAATCATGCGTTTGCTTGCAGTCATGGGTCGTTGGTAGTGTAGTTACTTAGTAATACTATAGTTTGCGTCGAATCAGGTACCGATATAGCACCACTAGCGTTACAAACAATAGCGTTTCAATAAATGTCATTCGTTTGAGAGTTGTAAAAGATTACTCTTCTCGTTGCTTCATCTATATAATAGTCTCCGTTTTGTAGTGCCTGTGGTTGTGAAGTAACGACTCATCTATTTCTTATTCATCTAACCTCTATACCTGTAGATAGTTGAGGGTCTTGCAAACCATACGCAAATCATTGCTCAGTAGCGTTACTGGGTTTATCAGTGAACGGTGTAAGTCCTTTTTCTTTTTTTAGGTCTTGGTCTTTAACCATTGACAGGTTCTACTTCAAATGTAAAGTCATATAGCTTGATTCTCTCAATTCCTAAGTGGTTGTTAAATGTAAACTTAAATGTTATTTCAAAGAAATCATCTATTAGGTTTATAGGATATAATCTTGTTCTATCTAGTGGTCACGATATTGTAGTAAGTGTGTTATACGTTGTACTACCATCTAGTGCATACTCTATATCTATAGAGTAGTTTGCGTCTGGTATGTCTGCTCTTATAACTGCCTGTGTTATACGTTTTTTTGCGTTCTTGATTCCAAAATCAAACTTTCTTGTATAGAAGTGTCAAGAAAATGCATAAGCGTTAATACCTGGTCATGGTATATAATTAGAAATTTGGTCTCATAAATATATATACCCTATCCTTCCGTTAGAGTCTTCATCTAGGTAAGAAAATTGTAATAATTGGGAACTATCAGGTTTAGCAAATATAGCTCATACTTCTGATATTTTTTTATTATTGTAGTCTATAGTAGCATTTACAAAATATGCCATAGGAAATCAGTCATACTCTTTACCAAACGAAACTATACCAGCATTATCAAGGTTTCAATCTTTTACGATAGCAGACATGTAATATTTGTTTCTGTTCTTATGCATAATATTGTTCCCCCTGTATCATGCTATATCAAATTGATATTTAGCTTTTTCTATCTCTTCATCGTAAACAGCTCTTTTTATCAAATCTACATTATACCCGCTAGATTGATATAATGCTCATTCCCAAGGGAAAAAATTTTCATAAAACAAATCCATTCTGTCGAAGTTTCTGACACATAATATCTTTAGGTTGCTATCTATACCAGATTCTGCACTTTCTGCAAATCAGTCCCAAAAATATATTTTACCATTTGCTAGATATACTCTAAATAATGGTCATTGCCTTGTTATTCAAACTACGTTGTCCTCAAATTCTATGTTAGATTGCACAACAGTTGTTGCACCCCTCTCTATTCTACCTATAGTGTTTTCTGTAGCTACAAATAAATATCTATCAGCAATAACATAGGGACAATATGAAGAATAATTATCTATACCTCATGTATATCATACACCAGTATATGCATTTACTGTAATATTAGCGTTCCAAGAACCTGTAGTAGTACCTACATTTACCAAATCTATTTCTGCAATCCTAAGCGAACCAGAAACCGTATAGAACATCAATATTTTGTCATCAAACCTCGCACAGTTATATATTGTTTTTGGTCATCAGTCGTTTAATGTACCTACATTTACTCACGTAGAACCGTCATCGTGATATATTTGTCAACTTTCTCAAAACCAAAAAACATCACCCGTTAATCAATCACTATCAGAACAAGCACATAACATTAAATCATTTCATGTACTAATGGTAAGTACTCAGCTAGTTCATGTACCTTTTACTGCATGTGCAACTTGGATGCATTCTGGGTCTGATTGTCAATCAAGATTTTCTCAATACAAAAATTGTTCTTCAGACATAAGTGTTCTAACGTCCGACATTCCACCATATCGTTTATCTACGTTCACTGGTGTAGCCATATCATCGTTCTAATGAGGATAAATCTTTAGTGTATCCTTGCACTGGAGTAGTCTTTCTTGTAGAATGGTCTATAAGTTTCTGCTCCTTTTTACGCAAATACGTTGCTTCTGCTTCCTGTCTTCTGTCTGCTTGTTGACGCCATTGATATACCCAAGGTATCGTTCACCAGATAAGCAACTCGTGCATATCAAATGGTAAAAGAATATCTGTACTCTGCATAGTAGCTGTCAAATCGTATGGGTCTAGTGTTGAAATAAGTTTCAACCCATCAGCAACAGTATTTCTAGGTGTTGGATACATTACTAGAGAATAATTGTTTATAATAACGATAGGACTAGACGCAGGTCGTCTTGTAGCGTAGTATTCTAAATCATGGTCTAAGTTATCCCATGTTCTTAATACTGCTTTTACATAATCGTTATTGTCTGAGTATTTAATATATACAGCTTCTGGTTTTAGTTGACCAGCTCTTGCGACTGTCTTGTCATCTATAAGAAATCAGCCGTTTCCAGAGTCAAGGGTGCTATCATATACCAGTGTGACAAACAACTGGTCGTCTAAGTAATTGTTAGTCACTTGAGTACTGGAGTTTATGTAGATATTCTTAGCTCCTTTACCATTTACATTGATGGTTGCATTCACATTCGTGTCTTGGTCGAACTGTGCATAGATAGTTTGTCCATCTGTGAACTCATTGAATTGACCATAACTTAACGTAAATGCAGAAGCACTTCAACCAGTAAGCTCATACTTAGATGTACTTCTTAATAGAGAATATTCATTTGTACCCTGTGTGAGAGGTGTTGTCCAAATGTCTTTTGCGTAGTTTTGGTCTAAGTCAATCAAGTCAAACCACAACTTCTTGTATTCATAATTAACTCGACGCATGATTTCATCATCTGTAATAGAGTCTGGAGCTCACGACGCCTTTCTGATTTCTTCTATAAGAACTGATACATCCATAGGTTATTAGTCTTTAAGAGATAGAATTCTGTCCACCATGTAATTCTTGTCTTTCATATATCTTGGTGCAACATTTTTACCTACCTCATCTTTATAGATTTCTCTTAAGTTTTCAACCGGCTCATTCATCAGTTCTTCTCTTCTACTTACTGCTTCTTTTTTAGCTTTCACTTTTTCTTCTAGTTCGTCAGTAATTTCAGAGATTTGAACTTCTTTAACTTCAAAAGCTTTTCTCTTTTCAGCTTGAATCTCTTCCTGAGCTCTGATATCTGCGTACTGTTCGTCAGTAATTACCATACCTTTGTAATTTACTAACTTGTACTCAGTTTGGTCTTTTACTTTCTTGTTCTCTTGACTGTGATATGCTTTCATAGCGGTTAATTAGATAATAAATACATGTGGATACACAACCCCGAAGGGCTGTGCATCTCATGTAGCCATTATGCGTTTTGAATATCTGTGGCTGTGGCGATTTCCCAATCTGGGCTGTTTACACCACCAAGTCCCCAAAAGTATTCGGGTGCAATAGTGACCAAGTCCCCATCAGCTACAGTCTGTTGACCGTACCCGTTTTCTATGGTAAGACTTCCTCCTGATACGTTCTTAATAATCATTATGCAATGCTGTTAAGATATAAACTATGAACCTGCGTTGTAGAGGTAGTTGAATGGTTGGTTTTGTACTCCAATCTTGAATGAACCTACTACTGGGTAGATGTAGTCAAGGTTGTCGTGGTCAACCATCATTTCTTCTACGTGAGGAGCATCGATAATGTCTATGAAGAATGGGTTAGCGTACTGTCCTCCTTTAGATAGGAAGTGGTACTCGTTACCGTCAGTAAGGAATGGTGTTTCGATTACTGTAAATTCTCCGAAGTAGAGGTTAATCGCTCCAATAGTTGTAGCTAGGTATTGGCTAGCTGTTCCAAGACCAAGAGTTTTCTTGATTGCTCTTGAAGCTGCACCACCTGTCTTACAAATGATTGTGTCAAATGAAACAGGCATTTGGTCTCCTGTTGGAGATTGGAATGCTCCACCGTATGCCATAGCTGCATCAATTACTGATGTAGAGAATGGTGCTGGTGTCATAACATTACTCCATGTAGCAACAGATGAGTTCCATGTATGTGCTGCATTAGCAATAGATAGAGTATCTGGAGCTTGGAAGAATGTTGTGTTTGTTACGTTGTTAAGAAGTCTGTGAGATTCAACTTCCATAAACATGTGAGCTGCAGCAATAGCGTCATCTCTTTCTGTAGCAATGTAGTCAAGGAGGATGTTTTCGTTATCTCTCGCTTTGTTTCTTGCTTTTTGTGAGATGATGATTCTGTGCCCAAATTCGTCAGATTCGTATTGAACCTTGAACCCTTTCTCTAGTCTGTTTTGAGTAAGGTTTTGACTTTCGTTAAGCCAAGTAGGTTTTTTAACACCTTCTGTACTTGTGATGTTAGTAGTATACTCTGAAGTACTTCTAACGTCAAAGATTTGTTGGTACGCACTGTTAGATGCTACCTCACTTCGGTAGTTATCGAAAGTACGTTGGATGTCTCTTGTAAATGCGTTATCAAATTGTGCTACCTTCATTTAGATATAATATGATGTAAAATTACAGCGGTTGTAATAATACAGCGTTTGGTTTTAATGATTAGTCGTCAAATAGGAATTTGTTAATCTTTACGATTACTCTTTCTTCTGAACCAACTTGGTTAGATTCTCTATCTGGTTGTGCAGGCATAACCTTTAATACATCAGTAGATGATGCGTCTAGGTCGATTTCTTGTACACCTGTGTTAATAACGATGTCTACTTCGTTGTTGAGGTCAGTAGCTGCATAAGCTCTGTCCGCAGTACCTTGGAAGAATACATCATTTTTCTCGTAAACAGATACAGTTGTTTCTCCAGCTGCTGCTCCATCTTCAGTGTAAGCGATTGCTGCTGTTGTTGCATCTGCTTCAATAGCTTCCTTGCTACCGTCTAGTCCTACGAATGTTCCAGGTCTAATAACAGTTGCTGAGTCTTTTGGAAGCGTTACTTGTCCAAGTTGTTTGTTTGGTTTGTAAACCTTAAAATCTTGTGCTACCATAATTATTTTCATATAACAATGTAAAACTACAGCGTTTAGACATAAGACTATTTCCCATATCTAGTGTTTTTGCGTTCCTGAATATTCTTCATATTCTGTAGGAACTTAGGTGGCTGTTTGAGTCTTGAGTTTTTAATGTCAGACTCTTGTTGGCGAAACGGCTTTCCAGAAATGTTATTCTTATCTGCAGCTTTTTGGTTTTGGAACCCCTCATCTGCATATCTATCAAACATAACTAGCTTCATAGATTCTTCTAGTGATAGCGATTTCGCATCAGCCATCTTGACAATGTCTTTCTCAAATTCCTTTGCGTTTGGATGGTCAATAAAAAAGTTTTTGAGCTCTAGGTTACGAATTCTTTGTTCATAGTCAGCTTCAGTTTCTCAAACTTTTTTTTCTACAGTTTCAGATACCTTTTTCTTGCCTTTCTTGAACCTTTTCTTTCGTTTCTCAGCTTGTTCCTTTTCTTTGGCAAGCTGTTCCTCTAACTCTTTAATCTTTTTATCTCTCTCATCCTCTTCATCAGAATCGTCGTTGTCATCGTCGTTGTCGTCATCTGCGTCGTCTTCAGAATCAGACTGGTCTTCATCATTTGTATCGTTACCATCTGTTACTTCCTCTTTTTCATCACCTTCTTCATTTTCTTCTTCATTGGTGATTTTTTCATCATTTTCTTCTTCGCCTTGGTTGTCTTCTTGTACATCCTTTGGCTGGTTCTTAGAAGATAAAATAGGGTCGTCTACCTTCCCTTTGAATTGGTCTGTTATTCACATTAGCGGTATTTTTTAGTGGATAAATGCGTTCACTACTCGCAAAAAACGGACTTACTCAGACGCTTTTATATCGTCGATGCCAAGAACTTCTTTTATTTTATTAAACATTCTCTTGTTAGAAGTCAAGCTGTTTTGTAATTCAGACAATTCTTCATAAGAAATTGCTCATTCAACTTCTGCTAGTATTTGTACTGGCTCTTTCTGTATTTCGTCAATAAGCCATATTATCATCCTGATTAAATCGTTCTTAGAATATTTAATCTCATTATTCTCTGACAGCTTATCACTATATATAATAGAACCAGTCAGTTCTTCTTTCTTCTGTTCTAAGAAGTCAATCCATGGTTGGAAATATCATTCATCATTCATTTTGTTAAGGAGCGACAACTTCTCTGCAGCGTTTAATTGTGACATTATCCTTTAATATCAGCTAAAGTAGGTTCTTTATTATCGTCTGCCATAGACTGTATAAAGTTACTTGTCATTTGTGATGCGTTACTTGCTGTAACATTCTTCTGTGCTATGTCTGGCATTTGATCTCCACGAGGAACCTGTTGTCCTTCTTGGAGTATTCTGCTTTCTAACTCTAGCATTATGTCTTGTTTTATTTCGTTGTCATCACAATATGATACATATATATAATATGTTTGCAAATCCATACCAGGTTTGAAAAAGTTTCTCGGTCTCTCACCTGCGTTTATCATCTTACAATAATTTTTTGCTCTAATCTCATCAGCAGACATAGGATTGATAATATATATCAAATCTCTTTCTAGTCCGTTGAGCTTATCAATGTATCTAGCCAATATCCTTTTAGATACTGCTGGAGTGGCTGGGTCTGCAGCTAATGTTTGTTGTTTCGCAACCAAATATGCGATTTCTTGTTGGTTCTTAAGTTTCTGTAGTCTTGTAGATACTACTTTAATTTCAGGGTCGTACATATATCTGAAATCTTGTTTTCTTAGTTTAACAGTAGGTGCTCCAAAACCTCTACTTTGTCTGTATATCTTTTCGTCTACTTCTGTAAGGTACTCCAACATACTCTTATACCAGATGTTTTTCCAGAAATCTATCTCTCAGTGAGACAAGAACGTGTAATCCATAAGAAATAAGAGGTTTGCGTTTGTCTGTAGCTGTCTTGATTGCCCTAATGTGTTCGCTGCAGCATCAATACCTCTCATTTGGTTCGTCATATTTGTATCTAGTTGGTCGTATTGGTCTATTTTGTCAACAAGATTGATAGTGTTCCCATCCATTTTCTCCTCCTGCACAGGTGCAATAAAGTTAGATAACGGACTACCATCCCTAGATTTAGCAGGAATAAACGTAGGTCACGTCTCACTTCTTGTCGCCAAAAGGTCTCCATTTGTAATCTTTTTAGGGTCATACAGGTAATTTTGGAACCCTGCACTTCTTTGTTCCTTAAATAATGCCAAGTTAGCTAACTTATTCATCGCATCCTGTTTAGATAGAATGATTTCTGAATAAGAAAGCCCAAATGGGTCGTATTCTATAGGAAATAGGTTTGTAATAGATATAGGGAACTGCACAAGGTGTGGGTTTTCCTTCTCTTCTTGTGTTGTGGGTTTAATTTCGCTCCATTTAATAAGCAATGTACCCATATTAGCAAATTCTGCGTAATACTTTCTTCCTCTAAACGTCAAATAGACACATAATATCTTTAATGCTGTATTCCAATCATCTGATGACAGCATTCTTCGTTGCTTTTTGTTATAGTCAATGTCATCTGTGTACAAAAATGAACCTGTCGTTACTTCATCTAGATTGAAATACACGTCTTTGTTACAATCTAGGTCATAATATGACATCTGTCTCTCAAAAATGTGGTACTCGAAGTTGTTATCTACAACATTACCATGTCTATCAGGTATCCAACTATCTGGATGCATTTGTTCGTATGTCGGTACCTTTTTAATCTTGTCAAATCCTGTTCTAATTCTAATACCTGCACCAAATTGAAGTGCATGCCTTAGGTTGATAGGGTCTTTTCTATCTTTACGCATAGTAATCCTATCTCATTGTGCTGCTTTCTCAAAGAAATGAGCCAAATCCTCCTCTATGTTGAAGTTATCTTCAAAACTTACAGTCATAGACGCATCATTATATGCACCCATAAACGACCTAATGTCTCTAAGAAGCACAAATAATCTAATTGTGTCCTTGTCGTAGTTCCTTGGATCTGTTAATTTCTTCTCTACCTCTCTAAAAAAATCTCTCTTCTCGTTTACAAAGTCTGCGTTGTCGATATATCGGTTCGATACCATATCAGTCACCTCTTTCTGTAGACTTTCGCTATTCTTAATTTGCTCAGCGGTGATAACTGGGGTTACTGCCATAATTTATATAGTATAATAATATGAAAGGAGATACATTATATATGTAAATATGTTTTCTACAATAAATTGCAAGTATTATAGTTCTTTTATAACATCGTCTATTGTCTGTTTTGGTACAAAATCATATTCATCTATTCGTATCTCTCTTGTTTTCCCATCTACATCTATCAATTCACACTTAACTTTTGTTCATTTGTTGTTTATTTGTTTAGGAATGACTGTCTGTCATTCATAAAATCAATCCTTCACCTCTACTGGTTGGTTAAACTTCATTTTTTTAATTGACATTTTTTAATATTTACAGCGATAAAATTTTCCTGTCAAGAGATTTTTCTAAACGAAACCTCACATCTTAGGTAGTATAAAAAAACTCTTGCAATCTACAACCTTTTTTTTAATGTAAAATTGATTTTTCTTTTTCTTTTTTTTGGATTTTTATAAACTTATAATAAACTTATAATAAACTTAATAATATATATACCAAATTATAAAAAGTTGCAAAATATTGCAAAAAATATTTTACAACCAATTTGCAACGATGGCTTTATTCATAACGCTATCATCTAATTCTTCCTGCAAACTTACAGCCATATATCTCATAGCATCTGCTCAGTGTGATGCCCAATTATGTAACGGTCTTTGCTTAAATGTCCCTCATTTATCATCCCATTCTCTTCTATAATTCTGTAAACACTTAATTCACTGCTTACATTTACTCTCATCTATCCATAAACTTCAAAACACTTCCCTTACCGCTTGGATACCATCCGCTATACTCAACTTAGGCACAACTTCACACTCTAATCACAAATCTTCTAAGACCTCTACACGACTCTTACCTGTACCTAGCTCCACTACGACTGCATCGTGTGGCAGATAGTTAATCTCTAGACGGTATCACCTAGGTTTTAGTACCGTATATACAATTTCAGACAAAGAATTACCTGTCCCTTCTCGGTAATCTATCACTCTTATCTCTTTTCCGTACATCTGATAAAACCAGATAGCTGTTTCGTCTCCTCATCCTGCTCCTCATAAATCCCATGCTGTATATACAGGCAGATTTTCGTCATACGGTACTTTACATATCCTTTTCTGTTTCCTCGCCATCATCAACTCTTTCTCATAATACACTCACTCCAAAATAACGTTAAACGCTTCCTCTGGATAGCTAGGATACTCCCTATGCATATCTTTCCCTAATATGTCCAATTTCTTTACATACCGTTTCTTCTGTTGCTCCGTAACCTCTATGCCATACTTCTCCTTCAACATATCAAAATACTCCTCATCCTCTTTCCCTATAACAACATGGTCGTCATCTAAGAAATAGTTCGGGTCTTCCCACCATGGATAGAAATGGAATTTATAATCCAAATTATTTAACTCCTTCTCTGTTTCCATATTCGCTTTTGCTTCCATTGTCATATCAAAAAAGTACCCTTCGTTCCCCTCAGCCGTACTCTCTATAAATATATACCCATCCTTTCCTACAGCTTCTATCGCTCCTGTAACAATCTCTTTCGCCCTGTCAGGATACTTCGCACATATCTTCCCAAACTCTGATATATGCAAAAACTGTATCGTACCCGACCTGAAACTCGTTCTTACACTTATTGTACTTCCGTTACTAAAACTCATCTCATTCACACTATCCGTCTTTACCTTATAGAACTCCCTAATCCACTCCGGTAAATTATCCCACGCAAACTTTACCTTATCCCTAAATATCTTCTTCGCACTCTCTAAATCATGTGCTATTACTCACACATTTACGTTCTCATTAAACAACGCATAATCTAACGCCTGTATCTCTATGTCCGTACTGAACCCTAACTGCCTCGCTTTCAATATTATATTCCTATACCACTGATTCCTATGCAAATCTCTCTGTGCCTCGTTAGGATGATACGGTATTACATTACCTCACTTATCCTTAATCTTATACAATACCCCAGCCTCTAATCTCCATACCCTATCAGATAACCTATTCGCCAACTGACTCGTATCAATCGCTCCCCCTCACAAACCTCTCGCCATACGTTATAGCCATACTAAGTAAAATACTATCCTCACTCGTGCACCATCATAATACATTCCTATCCTGATCGCACACCTTTATAACATCTCCATCTCTCTCCCATTCCTTAAAAATCTCCTCATCTATTCAATGAACACGTATCAATTCTTTCTTTGTCCTATATAACATCAATTCATACATACCATTACCTTACCTACTTCATTAAAATATTCAAGCATATTTTTTATATAAAAATATACAAGTCTATTTTTTTTATCTAAAAATATTTTTATCAATAAACCTATTTTTTTGCAAAATATTTTTTTCGCAAAACCTGTTTTTTGGGGGAAATATTTTTGGGAGGTTATGTCTACCTTTTTCTTTTTTTTTATTTAGGTAACCCCGGGGGGGGTCTGATTTTTTGGCTAAGATTGGTTGCCTATTCTGTGGCTTGTATCTATACGCTGGCTACTTTGCACAAGGCACATTGTGCAAACTAAGAAAATGTCAATAGGTTGTCTTTGATACTCTACACTCGGAGCGAGCTTGCCTTTTGCTAGTTGTCACCTATACTTTGACTTTTGCGTTTTTTATGAGGTTTCACTCTGTTTTGCTATGATTTGTTGATAATTTGTTGATATTTTGTTGATTTTTGTCGTTTTTTTCTGTTTTTCGTTCGTTTTTTGAGAAAAATGTGATATATTTTCGTGGAATATGATATTATATTTTCGCAACATAAGAATATATTTTCATGGTATTGTGTATGATATCTATATAGGTATGTATAGAGTAGTGTATGGTATATAATGGGAGTTTTTTGTATAGGTAGCATATAGGCTAGTGCCACGATATGTGATACTAGCTTTTTTATGTGTGTATTATGTGCTGTGTGTGGTTGGTTATTGTTTGCCTACTATATTGTCTTTGCTTTGCATTACTTGTGCGAATATCTGATTGATTTGTATATTTCAGGATCCTGTATTCTCTTTGATACGTCCCTTCTTTTTGTCATAGTGCTTTATTGCGTTTAGTTTTGTGCTTTTGTCGCTGTCTTGGTTTATAAGTTTGAGATGTTCCCTGTCTACTCTGTAGTCGTTGTATCCCTGCAAGTCTAGAATATAGTCTAGTCGAGCTTGTATGTTTTCTGTGCGTTTGAGTTTATATACCTCTCTATTGGCTTGTTCGTACAGTTTTGGGTTTTCGGATAGTACCTTATCGATGTCTGTATATCTGTCTTGCATATATGCTTTAAGATATGATTTGGTTGCGTTATCATATGTGTCTTTGTTTTCTGGGTTTGTATAGTAGTGCAATCGTGCCTGTTGTCTTTGGTTTATCTTTGGCAAGTCAGGTATTCACTGATCTTTTGCTAGTTCTGTATTGTTTGTCTCTACTATATCATTTACCATATTATATCACATATATTAGAGATGTAAAGTTGGAATGTCTTTTTATGTCACTTCATATTGATTTTTATATCACTTTTGTATATTATATTAGTGTGATGATGAGAGAGAGCCTGATGAGGTGATAACATACGATTTAGTATGCAACATCTTGACGGGCTTGTCATCACTTATGATACAGATTTCAAGTGCTATTTCAAGCACATTTACAGTCTTTTTATACTATATATCATTATCATGTATGTAAAAAAACAAGAATTATTACATTATTGACTGCCTCACGATGCAAAATCAACAAGTTTTGAACGCTTGTCGTGATCGTGTGCAAGTATTGGATACGCATTAGACGGTGAAAATTATGTAGCGACAGTATTGCACCAAACAGTGGTGGCAAAAACAAACACCACAGCAGGAGAGACCGTGTTGGATAGTTGAAGGCGACAAACAAACACAACCAAAAGACAGATAAACGATCATTTGTCACGATATGCGACGTGATATATTATGCAAAAGGATCGACAACGATATTACGTTGACGGTGACAAAAAAACAGAATACAAAGACAAAATGACAATAAAATAATAAACGTTTATATTTATAAAATATGTATCATTATGACTACAAAACAATCAGAAAAGATCAAAAACATTATCACAGAACTACAAAAAGACTACGATTTTAACGACTACGTTATTAATTACATCGACGAAGACGAACTGAAAGAATGCGAAGACGCACAAGATGTTGTAGAACTTATAGAAAAAGCGAACGAAGACGGAGAACTAACAAATGAAGAGGTTATATACTATAGCAGAGCTATAGAATACCTAGCAAAAGAGGATCCATCACTATCTGAAAGTATAGGAATTGCAGAAGAGCTTTGATTTTGATTGGACGGTATAAACAGCGAAAGACTAGCGAGCTTGCTTGCTACACGTAGAAACGAAGAAGATTGGTGCGAGTTTATCGAAAACCTGGAAACAGAGCTGGACAATTTATTTTCGAATAAATAACACAATGCGAGAAGCAATCATACTACTACTATTGTTTCGGATAGGTGGTGGACTGTGTGCTACTGCCTATATGAAACGAGAAAAAAAACAAAACAACAAAGCAAGGCATCCTGTTTTAGTTTTTAAGGATAAACCATGCAAAAAATAACCACAGACAGTTGAGTAAATGTTGTCAAGTTTTCGGATCCCATACACACAACACAATGACTATTGTTTAGGAAAGAAAACGGACATATAAAAATATATAAGTACGATGACGAAAAAAAGACAAGCTGATTTATAGCAATGATTAATATAGAAGACTTTGCAGAGATGATAGAGTTTTTATCTATAAAAAAATAACTATGAAGTATAGAGCATTTTATAAATGAGATGATTGCATCATATTTTGATTTGAAAATAGCAATCTTCGTGAAATTATAGAGACCACAAAACAAAATAGATTACCTGGAGTTTTTATTGCAAACAACAAAAGCGATGTCAGTATGGTGCGGGTATGTGAAGTGCAACGCTGAGACTTTTGACACACGCAATGAGAGCTAGAACAACGACACAAAGACCTTTTATTTATAAAAAAATAACTATGAAAGCATATAATTATTTTATGTTTATATTGAGTATTATCGTACGCGATAAGTATGTGAATGATGACGGAGAGTATGACAATGACAGGCTATAGCTTGTCTATTCTATGCAGTGAGCTGAGTGAGTAGCTGACACGCTTGCAGATGTGGCAAACAAAATGATAGAAAATGAGGTAGACTGGGAATACGTACCAGAAGATGTTATGTATGAGATATGTGCAGAGTATCTTGAAAACTTTTTAGATAGTATGGTATAAAATGAAAGCACAACACAGCATAATTGAAAAACACGGTAAACACCACGTGACAGTATGGATAAACGGATATACTGAAGCTACAAAGATTTTTGATAATGAGCAGGAAGCACACAAGCGAGCAAAAAAGAAAACACAAGAAGTGCAGGAATTCTATGAAGACGTTTTATATGCATAAACAATATGACTACTATAGATTGGATTATATATTATATTTTTTTGATATGAGGTGCATTATTATTTATATGATGTGCATACATACTGATCCTAGACTTATGTTTTTATATTGCAAAATGGACAGATGACAAAAAGACAACAGATAATAGAGCTACAAAAAAAAATAATAACAGAATTAGGAAAAAGCAATAGTCGATACTGTAAACAAATTGGTATAAATATATCGACTATGAAAAATCGAAAATATAAGTCTATACCAAAACGAGACACCGCAAAGCTATTCTGTATAGTAGTAGAAAACCACATAAACAGACTACAAACGTTTTTAGATGAATACAAGAAGTCAATATGATTGAAATAGTTATAATTATTTTGATAATACGAATGATGGGATAAAACTTGACAACGATTTTTGATTGATTATTACTTGAATAATCAAAGGCGAGCAATATCTTTTGATTTGTATAGTAGGGGCTTTATAGCCACAACGGATAGGCGGACCCCAAACAAGGGGGAGGGACTATACATTAAAATCCAGAGGTTCTTGCTCGCTCCTCTGGATTTTATTTTATGTGAACAGATGCAAAATAAATGACGAATAAAATTGCATAGAAAAATAACTGAACGGGAGCGATACACAGACGCTAACACGTTTAGAGTGTTTGTGCACTGTTGCATAAAGGCGAACCATACGGGAAAGCAATGGAGATGACAAGAGATAAAAAGATGAAGCTTCATATCATCACCATCAAAAATAGGGGTAGAATTATGATTGTCAAGGCAGCAAATTAGGACCGCAATAGATAAACTAAAAGCAACCAACAACATAACCACCAAATCAACCAACCAATATTCTTTGATAACTATAGTAAACTACAGTATTTACAACGACGATGAAAAAGAAAATAACCAACCAAATAACCATCAACATAACAAACAAATAACCACAACTAATAATGATAAAGAATATATAAAAGAAAAATATATAAAAGAAAAAGACCAAATCAGAAATTTGTTTGATACAGAATATTTAACAAAAAATGTTGAAGCATTAGAAATATTGTTTGACTTGTTTATAGAAAAAGCAGGATACAGAATACAAGAAGACAAAAAAGAAATAGAAAAGTTTGTAGAACGATTGAAAAGAAAAAGTAAAGATACATTTTGATACGACCAAATGTGAAATCATAAACGGAAAGTTGTTTACAATACAGTAGAAGAATGTTTTGATTATCACGAATGAGACAAAAGTATGATTAAGAAGCAAAGTCACAAAGGAAGAATAAATACTCGGTTTAGAAATAAAAGCAAGGGACGATAGTTTTACTTATGATGTCAATATGATTACTGATAATTTACAAAAAGCGATAGAATGATTAGAGAAGTATATGCAGATGAAGAGATCTGATGGTATGCTATGAATGACAAGTCCATACGCTGAAATAGATGAAGAAACGAGTGGTGTAATACCTGGAAAGGTGTATGTGATAGCGTGATACTCGAACACAGGTAAATCAAAGTTTGCCTATACATACGCAAATCACTATCTATGGAAAAAAAAGAAAGTACACTTCTACTCACTGGAGGTGGATGTATGAATGGTATTATGGAACTTGGCTTGTAATAAATATCAAAAAAGATTTTGAGATTTGGAACTTGATGACATAAACTTGGAGGACTTTGATTGACTGAGTATATACGATGATAAGTACAGCATCGATGCTATTATCCAAAATGTTATGGATGAGAAACCTGATGTTGTGTTCATCGACTTCATCCAAAACGTACAATGTCCAGGGAATAGCGAATACGAAAGGATGTCCACAATAGCAAGAGACGTCCAACAACTAGCAATACAATCAGGAGCAACAGTATTCTCTCTATCGCAGGTAAGCAATACAACTGGTAGAGACATAAGCAAATGAGACAGATCATTCATATCGTTAAAAGGAGCAGGAGAGCTATACGCTTCAAGTGAGGTTGTGTTCTTGTTAAGCAATCAAGACGGATATATTGCGTGTTCTATAATTAAGAACAAGTTCGGAAAAAAGAATATAGACTTTTTATTTGATGTGGATTTTTCAAGATGAGTTTTCGTTCTACAGAAAGTACAAGACAAAAACCAGAAGACAACATTTTAAGAAGGATAAACGGTGTTGTAAAGACAAGGAAAGCGTTGTGATGAAAAGTGTTGTTGTGAAAAGATTACATCATAGACGTATGGACAAGTCCATCTCTCAGACTAGATGCATACGTACAACTATCGAATATGTATGATGTGACAACAATGCTAGAGCCACACGGACGAAAAATAAAAGACTGTCAATTATCGTGTGCATTGTTAGAAATAAAAATAGGAATGGATTATGAGCTTTTAGTCACATATACAAAAAATTGGATAGAAAAGAATTTGAAAAGAAAATAAAACAACAAAAGAAATTTAGGCAAAAACAAATTGAAAGTCAAAAGAAATATCAAGAGAAACGCAAGGAGTCATTGAAGTCAAAAAATAAATGAGCGACACAAAAGAAGCGTAGTGCTATCAATACCAATATGTCAAAAAAGAAAACGAGAAAGAAAAAACCAACAAGGTGAAAACTGGTAAAAAAATTAGACGCTATTTTTTCTCAATACATACGCCTGTTGGGAACTGACAAATACTGAAATTGTGAGTGTGTGACATGTTGAGATATAAAGCATTGGAAAGAGATGCAGAACGGACATTTCATATCCAGGTCAAATTATAAATATCGTTGGGATGAGAAAAACTGTCACGTTCAATGTATGAGATGCAATGTATTCTTGAGTTGAAACTATATTAACTACACGCTGTTTATGCAGAAATATTTGTGAGAAGACGAGGTCGAAAGAATGGTGTATGATAAACAACTTATAAAAATAACAACACCTGAGATAGAAGAAATGATAGAACACTACAAGAAATGTGTTGCAGAACTGAAAGAACAAAAAGGATTGTAAATCAATTATAAAAAAGTCTTGATTTATTGATAAAAATCTATATACTACAATTGTTTTATTTGATAAGATACTTATGAGCATACAAGACAAGTACAACAGTTTATCTGAAATGCTATCGTATTCTGTAAAGATGTCACTAGACGAGTTTAAGATTACAAACTCGTGAAAGTTAGAAGCTCTATGTGAAACAGCAAACAGAAATTACGATGAGTACGCTAGGGATGTGTATTTATTTATGAAAGAATGCACACAGAATAAGCTACTTAGAGCAGACATGATAAGAAATCAGATGGAATACATCTATTAGAAAACCGCTTTACTATTATATTATTATACTGTTATGACTATTAATACAGATGTTATCGACTACTTCGTTGAGTACAACGGAAAGACTGGAGAGTTCTATTATTATGACAAAGTTGCAAAAGCAAAAAGACCACTAGACATTACATCACTTGCTGTAATGAATGTCGGATACACTATATCATGATACAGTGGGAAGCATAGTTGTGGTATTTACTCAAATGAAGTATCAGACTTGAGAGATGAAGAATTTGAAGTGAAAGCATTTACAAAAGACGATCACACTTTACTACAAAAAGGATTGTACAAAGATATTAAGAACGATGTAGTAGTAAGTGGTGGTAAACTACACATTTGCTTGACAGCATTGAGTGGTATGGAAGTTGTACATTTGAAATTAAAATGAGCAGCGTTCTATGAATACACACAAACAGAATACAACCAAGCTGCAGAGAAATTAGACATAGCTTGAATAGAAGATAGAAAGAATGGAGCTATAGAATACAAAGTTCCTAAGTTTGAGAAATGAGATAAGTTTACTGAAAATGAAAAATCACTTATTGCAGATTTGCGTAGTAAACTATTGAAAACAGAAAACAAAGAAGACTCAAATGATTTGCCTTTTAACTAGGAGCGACAACTCCTAAAACTGTTGCAATTTTATTTTGGATTATTACATTGTACTATGCGTATTACAACATGAAGCCCTATTATAAATAGGCTCAGGGTACAATCTCTTGGTTGTAATACGCCCCCGAGTCTATCTATAATGGGGCTTTTAAATTATATGCGTATTATAATGGCTAATCCAACAAAAGTTATTGGTGGGGCAACCTATCTAAAATGTAAAGAGTGTTGTGAGTATAAAAAACTATGAAATAAATCTCGGTACAAACATTATCAATGATACCTTTGAGTATTGTGAAGATGTAAATCTTGTATAAAAAAATGAAGAAAAACAGATCGTGAGCTTGCTATGGCTCGCAAAAGAGATACTGACAGATATTACAACAACCCCAAAAGGAGGGAATATATATTTACACAAGCTAAGATAAACAGAAAACAAAAATGATATGGTAAAATTCATGCTGCTTGTTATAGAATAATAAAAAAGTTGTGAATAAGACCAAAAGACTGTCCTATATGCGACAAACAAAACACGAGAATAGAAGCACATCATTATAACTATCAGCATCCTTTTAAAATAATATTTTGCTGTAGCGTATGTCATTCCAAATTGGATAGATGAATTATAGACTATAAAAAGTGTAATATAATAGACATAGAACCAAAACATTATAAAAGTAAAGTAAAATGAATAGACCACAAAATAAACACCACATGAAGTGTCTTTTAGATAATTAAACCGCTGTATGGATAAACTAAATATAAGTTATAGTACAATTAAAAAACTTAGAACAGACGAAAAAAGACGATATACTGAGTATGTTCTATGAGAAAAAGACAATGAGTTCAAGGATTACTTTGTTGTAGGTACAGCATTTCATAATGTTGTAGAACGACAAGCATTACACGGAGAACTCACAAGAGAGATAGGATATAAATATATCTATGATATGGTATCAGAACACGGACTAGATGAAACCACAAGTAAAAAGATGTTGAAAGAGTTTGATGCTTGTTATGAAAATTATGAAGCAAGTAAAATGTTTGGGAAGGGAGGAGAAGCAGAAGCTAAGTTAGAATTAGAATATAATAATAACTATAATATTAAATGATACCTAGATAGGATATGGGAATGAAGTATCTACGATATTAAGACTGTATGAAGATTTGAGAAAATGGAACCAGACCAATACTCAGGTAAGTATGAAGAATACCTAGAACAGTTAAAATTGTATTGGTATGTGTATAAAAAAATAAGATGAGAAGAACCAAATTCTTGTTATATATTAGAAGTCAAAAAGAACAAACCAAGAGATGGAGAAGGTACAAGACTGACAGAATTTACACCACAAGAATGACGAGAAGAAGAGGTAGAAAATCTATTAAGACAAGCTAGTAT